ATTGTGCCAGAGAAGGTTGGGGATACCGTGTATCGTCAGCATTGTTTCCATGCCTGACGCACCCAGAGTTTCACTACAATGTTTCAGATGTGCCGCAGTACGACGAGATCATGGAACTGTTTGAAGAATGTAGAACAAACGATGCTTGGGGCGTGCGACTATCTACACATCCTGACCAGTTCAATGTGCTTGCCAGCGAGAACCAAGACGCTGTTGACAAGACCATCGCAGAACTCAACCATCACGGCTGGGTTATGGATCAGCTAGGCTGTCAGCGTAATTACTACAATCCTATGAATATCCATGTCAACTGTACCAAGGGCGACCTTGCCGATATTGCTGCTCGCTTTATGTCTAACCTAAACAAGACAGAGCAAAGCGTACAGTCAAGGCTAGTAATTGAGAACGAGGACAAAGGTTGCTGGACTGTAGATAATCTTCTACGTTACTTCAATATTCCTATTACGTTTGATAACCTACACGACAAGTGTAACCCGTCAGAAACAAATTCAGAGGACTGTATGTATCAATGTGCTGCTACTTGGAACGTCAGACCTTTGTTTCACTACAGCGAGTCACATCCAGACAAAACAAATCCTCGCGCTCATGCCGACATGCCTGTTGACAAACCGTGTAGCGACCAGTATGATTGGGATATAGAACTTAAATCCAAGGACGTAGCGATTCGTGCCTGTGCCGCATTAGTAGGAGTTTGACAAATGAGAGAAATTAAGTTTCGTCTTTGGAGTGAGAGTGAAAAGCATTTCTTCACTTGGAACGTAATGGAACCATCACCAAGTTGGCTGGAATACAAAAACACTGACCCAAAAACAGTAGTCCAACAATACACCGGAATCAAAGATAAGAACGGTGTTGAGATTTATGAGGGAGATATTGTAGAGTGCTATTATTGGTTTGATGGTCTGGGTTCAAAACCAAAAGAGAAAGATAGAATCGAAGTAAAGTGCTGGACAGAATGTTCTTTAACGCCTCAATCTGGTGGTGGAGCAGATGGATATGAAGTGTATGAAGATATAGAAATAGTAGGTAATATCCTTGAAGGAGTTGACAAATGAGACTTTTAAAGTTTAGGATTTGGGATAAAGAAAGCGATTCTTTCATTGAACCGTCTTGGCACGAAATTACACTAAATGAACTTTTTGATAGTGGTACTGGTTGCGGATATGTTTTTCAGATGTATACTGGACTTAAAGATAAGAACGGAGTGGAGATTTATGAGGGGGATATTATTGATAATCACGAAGAATATCACAACAAAAAAGTTGTAAACTATGATCCACATTCTTGCTTTTTTTGTCTGATAGATTTTGACGATTGGCCTGACATAATGTATAATGGTGAAATGTTTAATCAATCTGGCGAGGGCAGTAATTTTAGCGGTAGGATAGAGGTTGTCGGAAATATCTTTGAAGGAGTTGACAAATGAGAGAGATTAAGTTCAGGGCTTATGCTCAAGCTGATAAAACTTGGCACTATTGGGACGTTTACGGAGGATACCCAGATGGTATTTATGGTGGACTGAGCGAACCGCAACAATACACCGGACTAAAAGATAAGAACGGAGTGGAAATTTATGAGGGCGATATATTCAAGGATGATTACTGGTGGGTCGGAGAAGCAACTGTCGAATATGCTAATGGTATGTTTGGATTTGAGGGTGGAGAGGGTGAAACATTAGACTTTAGACCGATCATTGAATGTGAACATATCGAGATAATCGGAAATATCTTTGAAGGAGTTGACAAATGAGTGGAAAAGGTGATCGTCAGCGACCAGTTGACAAAGAAACTTACGATAAGAACTATGAAGAAATAGATTGGGGAAATAAAAATAAATGATAAGATGGATCTTTATATTTATAGTGTTAATAGTTGGATGGATTGGTTATAATTATTACTACAATGAGTTAGATAGTAAGACTAACTTTAGAGGTCTACCGATCACCATTGAATATAGGAAAGGAGATACCAAGTCAGGCACAGATGTTTTTGGAAACGACTGGAAAAAGACAATGATCCATGATTACGGATACTTTGATGGTATCATGGGCGCTGACGGAAAAGAGTTAGATTTTTATATGAATCCAGACTCTATTTCAGATAATATTTTTAGAGTTACACAACTAAATGTATTGACAAAAGAGTTTGATGAGTATAAAATTATGCTTAACTTTGAGAGTATTGGTGATGCTCGTGTAGGATACCTAAAGAACTATCCAAAAGACTGGAAAGGGTTTGGCGGTATTGAAGAAATAACTTTAGAGGATATAAAATGAAAACCAAAGATGATTTACTACAAGAAAAGTCACTCAAACTTTTACTTATTCAGGGGTTTTGCGAGAAGCATTTATTCAAGTCTCCGGCCTCGTCGTCACAGGCTTCTATGAAACAAATGGCGATGTCTATACTCAAAATTATCGACGAAGATCAATGAACGGTAAACAAATATCAGTAGTAGTAATCGGTATAACATCTATCTTCTTGGTGTTGTACGATCTATTTGCGCTTTACTTTTTTGGTGCAGAGGGTACAATTAGTGTCGTGATAAACGAATGGGCATTTGAATCTAATCCATTATTAGTATTTATGCTGGGTGTGGTTTTTGGTGGCCTTATTGTTCATTTCTTTAAGTGGAAACCTGTTAATGAATCCTTATAAGCCGCCAGAGTCGGGAAGGCCAAAATATCAAAAACCAAGAGTTGAGATCGACTGGGCTGACCTTTTTATTGTTTTGTTTATTATGTTAGCATTTCCTATTGTCTACGGATTTTTACTTGACAGTGAAATAGTACAATTTATACTCTATCTATTAAAGGATTTTGTGTAATGAAGATATTGATATTGCTATTACTATTAAAGATAGACCCAAACCCAGAAGCCGCGCCAACCATTGATACCTTTGATTGTATCGAAGTCAATCATAAATTAAATCATTGGGGCGTAGAAACTTTGGCTCAGGTGATAACGTGGGACTGGCATAAAAACGATAGACGATTTCATGTAGAATGGTGGCGGGGTATGAATGACGCTTACACCAAAACCAAAGAGGGAGAAGAAAAATGGAACAAGAAAAGGCGCGAGATCGCTGACGCGATTAAAGATTGGCCGACAAGGAAGAGGTTTTTAAACGAGTCTTATTATCGTGGAGAGTTTAGTGGGGGTTCTCTGTACCCAGTAAAAAACAGAAGAACGGGGTATTATGAAATAAAGATTAAAGATAAATATGGTAGCATTGAAAGAGTAATCAGGTCTAAAAGTTTTATTGAAAGTCGGTCAAACGATGACCCAGAAAAAAACGACAGAATTGCGCACCCACCAAGAACCAGAAGAGGATTAACAAATAACAATGAAATGCTATTACTTCATATACCAGAATTAGGTTTAATTAAAATGATAAATTAGAGGCTGTCATGGATATAAAATATGTGGCACTACCTAACCCAACAATAAATATGTATCATATCAATCAGGCGATGGAGATGGTTGATAATTCTTTTGCCGTTGGGTATTTTAAAAATCACTTAAACGAAATACAGTGCGCATGGCTCGCTCTGGATGGAGAAAAAGTTGTAGGCTGGGCTTCTGTCTGCGTTGGACATATCGCACCAAACGATGGTCTATTGAGAAGTATAGTCGTAGATCCAGACTACAGAGGACGCGGAATTGGTAAAAGACTAACAGAAGAAAGACTAAAATATTTAGATGATAAACATATAATCTGGTCTTACGCTTGGGTTAGGCCGGATGGAAGATGTATGTCTTGCAAAAATCTTGAAAACTTTGGATTTAGACTGCATGAAGAGCTTTCAGACCATTACTCCAGAACCAGAGAGAGTTGTAAATATTGTGGTGCTAACTGTAAATGTGTCGCTAGATTATACATAAGGGATAAATAACACCCCTTAGATAAAAGAATATAGACTTAATGGTGTTCGGCGTATTATTTGTGTATAATAATTAGTGAGCCTTCGTACCTCTAACAAAAAGAACAACCATGAAGCCTTCCACAAAAGCTAAAATTAGTAGGATTTTTGTTGTTTCAATGTTGCTTGTTATGGCAATTTTGGTAAAATTAGAAAGGGATAAGACCAAGGAAATGATAGCAAGAACCAGCGGAATTATCAACACTCTTTCTGCTGGGGCATATGTTCAGGCGCAAAACGCTGAACTTTTAATAAAAGTATTTTCCAGATTGAACGGCGTAGATTTTGGAGGTGAAAGCAAAGATGTTTTAATTGGAGAACCTTTTGAGCCTCCTATAAAAGATGCAAATATTTCAGGAGGTTCAAGACAAGTCATGTCAGACCTAGATGATATTCAAAAGTTTTCAGGCTCATTAGCTATGAACAATATTTTTCAAAGAGACAGTATTAAAACCATATTAAAGGCACTATTAGAAATGGACGACATTGAAGTAACACTTGAAGATAAGATGTTTACCCAGAGCGACATTTTATATGGAGAAGAGGAAAAAGTTATTCCTGACTCTAATATTGACACCTTTGAGTGGGATTATGTCGATAATAAAAAACAAGAAGATGACTGAGTTTAATTTCTCATCATTTCAGCCCCATGAATACAACCTAACCAAGAAAGAAACATGGGAAAAAACCATACAGGTATGGGACTATTTAGTAGAAAATAATTACAGGCCAGCGGATTTTTCTGCTGGTATTGTTACAATGCGCTACGAGGGATTTCGTAAACTAATTGGCGAATTTGGCAATCTGGTTAGTATTCAAGAAACGCCCGTCTATAGAAATAGCGCGGTTTGGATTAACGGCATAGAGGTCAGTTACATGGAACTAAAGAGCAAACGGAGTTGGACACCTATAGATAATTGGGAACCCTTAGATGCAAAATGACTCAAATATGAGTGACTCTCAATTTATCAAATTTCAAGATAAACTTCAGAAAAAGATGAAGAACTACGTTGACAATTTCGATAAAGAGAGTAGAATGAAGGAACTAAAGCGGCGATTCGAGGCCAGCAAAGGACAGAAGAAAACTTTTTGGGGAAGTGTTAAGTCATGGTTGAAGTTAAGATAACAGAAGAAATGAAACGGCGGGCTTGGCGAAAGTCTCGCGAAATGGGAAAACTTAAAAACTCTATTACTCATGGTGAAGGTAATATTGCTGGCTTTCTTGGCGAAGAAGTTGCCAACCAAGTAATCAAGGGGCAGATTACAAACACTTATGATTATGACATTATTGAAGATTCTTGTGTAAAATGGGATGTAAAGACCAAACGATGCACCAGCGCTCCAAAAGATTACTATGAATGTTCCGTTGCGGCGTTTAACACAAAACAACAGTGTGACAACTATGCCTTTGTAAGAATAGAGAACGTGAATGGTAAATGGGGAAGAGCTTGGTTTCTTGGCGCTTATAATAAAAATGATTATTTTGATGACGCTACCTTTCTTAAAAAGGGGCAGATTGATCCATCAAATAATTTTAAAGTAAAGGCAGATTGTTACAATCTACCAATCTCTAAATTAAAATATAGGAATGGGCTGGATGGATAATAAAGTAGAGCTTTTAGGATATTACGGATCAGATGAGATAATCGCCTGTTCAGCATGGACGAGTACAAGCAGGAATTTGACAGATGAAAAGAAAACAAGAATCCCATCGCTTATCGAAATGCTATGGGTCAACAGGCACGAAAGTCCGTTTGAGAAGGGAGTCGTACACTTTTTGGTCGATACTGATATTGCTAGTCATATACACCTTCTCAAGCATCGTATTAGCTCGCTTAATGCCGAATCTGCTAGGTACAAGGAGTTAAAAGAAGATAAGTATTACCTGCCGGAAGATTGGGAAGGCATAAATGTCAAAGATGGAGTTATAAATCCTCTTCCGTTGGTTCCTCACGGATTACACGATACAAGGAACAGCACTTGGATTGAAGCATTGGAAAGCTATACACAGTTAGGCAACAGGCTCTATCACCAATGTATCAAAGACCTTGAACCAGTATTGGGACGCAAGAGAGCAAAAGAGTCAGCAAGATTTTTCAAGACCTACAACAGCCAGATTCAGGCAGACGTTATGTTTAATATGCGTAGCTTTGCCAACTTTATACAATTAAGAAATAGTGAACACGCACAAAAAGAGATTCGTGAGATCGCACAACGGATGTGGGATTTAGTCGCCACCATCGAAGGTGAACCGTTCAAGCATACATTACAAGCTATCTGGAACGGTAGAAGTTAGTTTTATTATTTTAAAGGGTTATAAATATGAGTGAAAGAAAACGTCTTTTCAATGGTGCGCTTGGTAAATTTTTAAGAAAATACAAGATCATCAGAAGAACCGCTGCCGTTGGCGGTATTGCTGTGGGATTATATTTTGCTGGTGTTGGGCTAGAGTGGTGGCCTAATTTTTTAGTAACTAAATAGGAGTATTAAAATGACATTCAGGAAGGATGCGCTTGACGCGCTAAGAAATCAGGCGGAGACAGATAGACACAAAGCTCTTGCCAGTCTAAAGATTATGCTGGATCACCCCGCTGGGATTGGGGATCATAGCACTAGCGATTTACATAATAATCTTAACGAGTCATTGAATCAGCTAGACGATGCCGACTCTAGGCTGGACACTCTGCGCAAGTATTACACAGAACTTGGCGGGGGAACCCCATGAAGTTTTTGTATATTTTAGAGATGATGATTCAAACTATCGACGGGGTTATGAACGAGCCGATAGGTGTTTTTACAGAGGAAGAAGAGGCAGAAAAATGGTTAAAAGAGTGTAAGGATTCTTTTAGTAGTCGAACCACCGCGTTTAGTGTAATTCCATTGGGGCTAGACGCAAAGCCGCCGCTACTAGAAATGACTAAAGAAATAACTGACAAAAATACTGGACATCAATTAGCAGAACTTTACAAAGAAGGAGTCTTTGAGCAAATGGTTGAACCAGACGGTAGTTTTTCATACCAGATAAAAGATAAATACAAATCTTGCATGGAAAAAGCCATGACTAGAAGGTTTGATAAAGATAAATAAGCATGTATAAAGGTCTTATGGATGTTGTAGAGGACGGCGGGGCAGTACCGCCCACCTCCACTTACGGGGGTGAAATAGATTCGACTCACAATATGAAGTAATGTATCTCATGCCGTAGTTGATAGAAGGGCTACGTTAAAAATCTATCAACATTTTAATTGCAGATGAAAGTCTCGCATTGGCAGCGTAAGCTGTCTGGGGTTTGCCAGTACCTTATAGCCCAAACTGGCTTTCGGCCTCATCGTCTAATCGGTTAGGACACCGCCCTTTCACGGCGGCAATCGGGATTCGAGTTCCCGTGAGGTCATACTAATAAGGAGGAAAAATGTTAGTTCAGTGCAAAATGCAAAATTGGCAGTTGAAACTTAAACAAAGAGACTGTAGAATATCCATCATAAAAGACGATGTAGAAGTAAAGTCTATTAAAACCAGACTCTTTAAAGAGCGCGGAATGTTGATGTTTCCCAAAGAATTATACAAACAAATTACCAAGGACATAACATCTGCTAATATTTATGATAAATTTTTAGAAAAATTCTATAAATGGGATGAATTAGACGAGTGTTGATGCTATAATATATAGGTACACCGTGTAG